GTCAGGGATTCTGTGATGGAGATGGATTCGGTGACGACAATAGGGATGCCGTCGTAATCCATTGGCAGTGGTGCCTCTTTGCCGGTGTCGTTTGTCGCAGTGCGTGAGTCGCGCAACTGACGTCGGCTTCGCTTCGTCATGAACAGGGCATCCGGTTTGACACCGACAGCGAATTTTTCCATGAGTGCTGACAGCTTCGCGTCGGTAAGCGTCTTGCCGCTGTCTTCGGTCAGCTTCTTGATGCGTGCCACGTAGCGTGGGCTGGAGATCTGCAAGCCCGGGTACATGAACAGTTCTTGAAAGTACGCGGTGTACGGCAGACCGTTCGAGTCCAGCTGGTCGCGTTCGTCGACTAGCGTTGGATCGATCGCACCGTTCGCACCGTACACCCACCGCACAGCCTGAGGGCCAAATTTGACCGCCCAGACGGAGCTGCCGGTATCGGCTGTGGTTCCGCCGGCGTCAACAACCATGCCGCTCGCGTCATAGACGTCGATCAGCCCGTTGAAGCCGCGAGCGTCTCCGCCCAATGCGGCCGCCGTGTTACGGCCGTAGTAAAACTGCCGGCCCAATGTCTGGAACGATGCCGTGACAACGCCAAAGGCTTCGTCGGCCATGAGCATCTGCCATCCGTCTTCGCTCTTGTCAGCGACGGCCTTGTCCACGTTCCACCGTGGATTCATGATGAACGTTTCCACGATCCGGTTGGCCCATGTGGATTTCAGGCCGGCCGAACCCTGATTGCCGTCACGAAATGGAACGGTCGGCAGCGATGTGCGGACGAGTGTCTTGTAGCTCGTGCCGGTGATCGTGCGGGAATCGCCGACGCCTGGAATGGCGATGCCGGTTTCCGGATGGAAACCGGAAACTTCGGGGATGGCCTTGGTGGTTTCTTCGATGATTCCAACAATCGCGTCGTGGCCGTTACGCTTCGCGATGTCAAGAAGTGTCAGGGGCATGGTTTCGTCCTAGTGAATGGTTTCGAGCTGTGAGACGCGAGAACCCGGACGATGTTTTTCGTAGAACTTTGGCGGAGTTACGCTTCGCCGCGGCGTTTCATGCCGGCCGCGAACTTGGCTCGGTTGTCGCCGCCTGCGAGGGCAAACTGTTTCAGCTTGGCGTCGGCTTCAGCATCCGCCGGCGGCTTGCCGTCAGTGTCCAGTGGTGTTTCCTGTCCGAGAGCCTGCACGCCGAATTGCTTCAGCTTGGTCTGCAGGTCGACGATCGTGGCATCCTTCGCGGCGATCTGTTCAGCGAACTGCTTCGCCTTGGCGACTTCGGCGTCTCGCTGATGCACGGCAAACTGGTACCGGGCCGTGTCGAGTGACAGGCCGGCCAGAATGTATTCATTCGCCTTGTCGCCAAATTCGCTGCTGAACTGCTTCAGCGTTTCGATCGTAATCACTGCTGGCTGGCCGCCAGTTTGCCCGGCTGGCTGCTGGGCGAATTGCTTGCCGTCATTGCCAGGAGCCGGTGATGCGTTCCCAGCGGGTGCTGCTGCTGGGGCGGGAGTACCAGCAGCTGGAGCTGCAGGCGCGGTGGAAGATTCTGCCACGATGGCGTTCTCCAAACTGGGGGTAGTGATTGAGACCGACACAGTGTCAGGCTCATTTGACGCACTCTGCGTCTTCGAAAATTGTGTGCGGGTGTCCGGATCGTGACCGTATCGACAAATTGCGATCGCTCGCAGCGGCCACTTGCGAACCACATAACCCGGGCCAGCGAACTGCTGCCCATTGACTTCGGTGGAAACGTCTTCCGGGATGTATTCGATTTCGACTTCCGGGCCGACCCAGTCGATCGAGGCTTCATACGGCACGCCAGCCTTGCCCTTGCGATAGACTTCGTCGGCCTTGTCGTTGGGTGCGGTGGTGACCAGTGATCCGGAAACTTCCAGCCCGTTGTCGGTGACAGAAAACTGATTTGCAAAACCGATGACTTCGTCGAACCCGTGCGCGTAGTCGACCGTCACGGAACTCTTTTTCAGGATCATGCCGGACATGTCGTGAACGATCCGGCCCCAGACATTATGCTCAATGGCTTCCGGTGATCTGGCGACCATCGAAAACGGCAGGATCCCAGTTTCGGCGTCGCCCTGCGCGAACTGCATCGGCTTCGCGTTGGCAAACCGCATGGCCGCGCGGGGGACTTTGGTTGGATCAATTGGCGCAAGTGTGGTCATGCCGGCACGATCTCCTGCGTTTCTTCTTCGGGCGCGTCAATCGCCGCGGCCGCTTTCGCTTTTGGCTTGCCGGGTTTTGGCTTGCTGCCGTCAGGGTTCATCGCAGCAGCACCAAACGACAATGAAAGCGGGAGCTTTTGCGGCTGGAATGCGAGGGTGAAGCCGAGCGACTTCGCAACTTCGAATTCGGCCGAAAGCCCCTTTAAGTTATCAGTCCAGATCCCGAGGCCACGTTCGTCGCAGATCTGTTGCAGTGTTTTCAGGCCGGCGGCCGCTGCCATCAGGTCGACCGTCAGTTCTTCGTTCGGGTTCCACCACGGCATCCCGCGCGGTACCCATTTCCATTTGATCTCTTCGAGAGTCATCGATCGCGGCAGGACAACTTCAGCCGTGCCACCGAAATCAGTCGGCAGCATCCAGCCAGTCATTCGCCAGATTGTGTAGCGGCGATGCAGCTCCAGCTGGTCTTCACGCTTCTGGATGCACGATCGGTCGTACTGGATCCATGCAGCTTTCGATCCGAAAAAGTTCGTGCTGGATTCACTGAAGAAATTGAACGGCAGGTCCAGGGCCTTAATCGCAATCGCAATCGACAGTTCAAGAAACGCCTGCGTCTGGCTGCTGGGATTGCTCGATTGAATCAGCTCAATCTTCTCGTCTTTGTCGATGTCGAAACCCTTGATCCCCTGGCCAAGGTCGTAACTCGGCGGGGCGGTTGGTTCGTCGTCGGATTCGGTTTCCGATTCGGTATCGCCATCGATTCCGAATTCGTCGGCGAGTGACTTAGCGCTTTGATCGCGCATGAACGCCACGCCGAAAATCTGGTCCAGCTTGACCTTGGCGGCCATCAGTTCCTTGGTCTCGTACACGTCGCGGAACTCGTTGAGAGCTCCTGCGATCGGGGAGATACCTCGAATCTGATCGAAGCGACCCTCGAACGCTCCCAGCATCATGAATTGGCTGGCCGGTACCACCCGCTCATTCGTACGGCCGAACTGATCGCGATCGGTCAGGCAGTACGCGACGGCACGGCGGCCGGCGGCAAGTTTCACGCCCTGATCCCAGCGGTTCTGATCGTTGCGGATCAGCATCGAGGGATTTTTGATCATGTGCGATTCCACGCCCTGCAGTTTGCGATTGCGGAGCGTCAGCATTCCGCAGTCACCATCCAGCAGCTTGCGGACTTCGGCCAGTCGTCGCAGTCTCTGCCACGAATGCCGCCCGCCCACGTCGCAATTTTCCGGCCGGTTGTCTCGTTCCATGAGGTCGCGCAGGTCTCGATTGAGCCCGTCATCACCTGTCAGCGGCTGAAAGTCGAATATCGTGGTGTAGTCCAGATGCCTCCGGATGGCCCACGCAAAAAGAATTGCGTTGCGGTGCAGGTCCATCGAGTTGGACGACAGGCGAAGTCGACCAGTGCGATCGAGAACCTTGTCCTCGGGTCGGATAACGCCCGAGGCGGAGCGTCGATTTTTGCTGCTCTGAGTCGAGTCGTACCCGTCCACAATCCGCGGAGCATCGCCGACAGCGAACTGATACGGGCTGGCGGACACGTCGGCCGTGAAGGATCCGGGCATCGACTGGACGTTGCTCATGTGGAGAAGTCCCGCCAGGAGGCCGGAGAACAGGACAGCAATGTGTGATGGTGAGAGTCCACGCATTACCGCCCGTTCATGTTGAGGTTGAAAACGCGGTGGCGTGTGCGTTCGACGCCCAGCTGCTGGCGGAGCTGAGTGCGTTCACGTCGGAGTGTGTCGTGATCAAATGAGGTCGATTCGCCATCAACTGTGTTCGAGCTCACGCCCGTCTGCAGGATCGCGTCAATCGCTTCGATGCGTGTCCGAATTTCGCTCGCTGTCGCCATTCCGCCGACGTTGCGATCTAGACTTGTCGGCACGCAAGCCCGACAATTGCGGAATGCGAAAATATATTAGCGATGGAAATAAAACGGGCCGGCCATCACTTCCGGTTCTCGTGCACGATGTCCCGGCGGTGCTGTCCGCAGTTTTTGCACCGCGTGCGTTTCTGCACGATGTGCGTGTACGGTTTGCCGTCCTTGAGTCCGGCATATTCCAACTCAAACGGCGTGCCAAAATAGGCCTCGCGGTCGGTGGAATCACATTTCTTGCACCGCGACAACCGCACCTCGGATTGATCGGGAGAGACGTTCGCTGATCCCTCAGGCCGGCCGGGGCTGCGGGTTGTTTTGACTTTGGCCATGATGTTACTCCTACCAGATCGGCCCGCGGGCCTTTTTTTTCTTGCGTTTCTTGCGTCGATTGGACTCATTCAAAATAGCGGCGTCCGGCAGCTGGCAGCCCAGCATGGCTCCGAGCATTCCGTTTCCGACTCCACAGTCAAAGAAGTGATTGTCCGGACGTTCCGGTTTGTGTTCCCAGACCTCAACAGTCCGCTGAGTGCTGATGTCGTGAATCATGCTGCTGTGTTCCGCCAACATGTGATCGGCGTACATTGTGTGATCGCGGCCAGCGAACAAACTCACGGATCCGGCCGATTCCTGCGGGATCAGCAGCCTGTCGCGGTGAAAAGATTTCCAGTAGTCCACATCGTAGAGCAGATGCCGGATCGCGTCGGTTTTCTTCGGCGATCGCAGCCGCCAGAATGATCCGCAGCGGTCTCCAGGTGCTTCCTTCAGATCCGTGATCGGTAGTTTTGGTGGCCGAAACGATCGGCCGTGTGTCGGAATCAGACGCGACACCAATCCTGATTGCCTCACGGCCGTTTTGACTGTATCGGTTTCCCAGTTCGCGTCTACGCCAGCCACGTTGAGTTTCAGGATGTGGCCGTCCTCACGCTCAAATTCTTTGTTGAACAGCAACGTAAACAGGTCTTTGATGCCGATTGCCAGCCGCGCCTGCAGTGTCGCGTGCTGTGGGTACATGCTGTCCAGAGTCAGCTTGAGGTCACTCAGCGTGTAATAGGCTCGCGGCTGCCCGGGCCATGTGCCGTACGCGATCACCCAGCTGGTCGAATTCTGCGCGTGCGCTCGCACTTCGTAAAACAGGCACTTGCCCTGCACGTCGGCGAATGCGGTAATGTATTCCGCTTCCATCGGCGAGGTCTCGGCCTTCAGATGGTGCATCCGGGCGGCGACTGTGTCGCGATCGAGCGTCGGCCGGGCATCCACCACAAAGCCGGCCGGATTGTTCATGAGCTCCGACCAGAAACCCTGGCGATCTCGGAAGAACCAGTCCATGGCCTGCTCAAGCGGATCCACGAACCGATCCGTGTCGAAACCGTCTTTCCAGACGATCGTCGTGCCGGAGTTCATTGCCTTTTTGTGTTTGCGATAGAATTTGTGAGCCTGCTCCAGTTTTTCGTCTTTCCGCAGACAGGATTCGCGGATTTGATTCCATTCGTACCAGAGTTCCATCGCGTCATCGTCCGGAAGTCCGTCGAGTGCCGAGTGTCGCACGCCGTGCCAGTCAGGGTGTTTATCGCGATTCAGCACCAGATCGGCCACGTCGCCGGGCTCGATGACGGTCATCGTCATCAGACACGACCACGCTGCACCGGCCCCCGGGAGGCCGGGCAATGCGGCCTGGATGACTCGCTCGCGGCGGTAGCAGCTGCGTTTCGACGCTGCGCTCGATTCGGTTTGTGGATCATCGACAAGTCCGAGCGTGGGACGTCGAGTTTCGCCGTCAACAATGTAGCGAGCTCCGCGAATCTTACTGCTGAGCATCCCGCCGGATCGGACGATTCCACCACTCTGACCAGCAACGTCTCCGAGTCTAAGTTCGAAATCAGAAGCGAAGACACGGGTCCGTTCACCACAACACAGCTGGGCTTTTCCTCGTTGATTGACACCTTCAAGTTCCTTGATCGGCAGACAGAGTTCCGGGAAGTCGGCCTGCAGGAGCGGATTGGTTTCCAGTTCGGTGCGAATGTCCGCAATCATCGCCTTTGCGGCGTCGTTGCTGGCTCCGATCAGCATCACAAACGTATGGTGCCGATACGCGATTGCCCACATGACGCCTCGCACGCAGAGCGAAGTTTTGCCCCAACCGCGCGGGATCCCCATGGCGAGCAATGCGCCAATCAAGACGACCATCTGGATGAGTTCAATCAAACGACGATGCACGGCGGACCATTCGTGTCGAAATGTACCGGGAAAATACGTTTTGCAAAACAGCCCGAAGTCGAGCTTACACCTCTCACGCCTGGCGGGATCCTCCGGAGCCGGTATCGCTCCAATGTCCCGGCCCGACGCTGCCTTGTCCCGCTGCACCTGCGCCGCCTGCTCTTTGTGCTTCGCATATTTCTGCGCGGCGGCGTTCGCGGAGTCCGTTGAGGGCGTGGACGGCTTCCCAATAACTGGCTTTGGCGTTGTACACGGCTTCGCGGGCTTCCTGGACTTTGTCTTCGGCGTCGCGGAAGATTTTCGAATTGGTTTCGGTTTCGGCTTCGGTTTGGGTGCCGGCTTC